TAATATGTCTGATAGCATGAAAATTTCAGCTGGACTAAACATGATAGATTATGCTATAGAAGCTTTAAAAACTGCTATAGCTGTGTATAATCAAGAAGTTTTTGATGTTGAATCTAGTAATACTATTAAAATAGTATTGATGAATGCTGATCACTATAAAATCTCGTTAGAAGCTAAGCAGATACTAGCACAGCAACTGCAAGAAATCTTGCCAATAAATAAAATTGTTACATCAGATACGATTTTTGGTTTCACTAGGGGTACTGTAAGCTAATGAATGAATTTTGGAATGACAAAAAATTAGGCAAGCACAAACAAGTAGCAAAACAAGCAGAATTGTTATACGAACACTATGCTTTGTGCGATGCTGATAAATTATTAGCTAGACTAAAAGAATCAGAATTTAAATTTGGTAATTATGGGCCGTGTGATTGGCATAGCCTTTTAGATAAAGCTAATCTAGACGATTGCTTAAAGCCCGAATACGTGACAGAAGCTCTAAAAGTTACAACGGCACGCCCCGCAATAGGCAAAGGCGAATTTTTATTCGTATCTATTTTTAACAATGTCGGTTTTGCTAAATCTAGCGGAGACTTAGTAGATCTGCACGACGATTCACTAGTTGAAGTTAAAGGTGTTAACAGTACTATTGGAAACGGACATAGCAAAAAATTTAGGTCATTGTCTAAAGGGATGATCTATTCAGTTTACAATGCATTAGGACATACGCCTTCTAGTCACGATTTGAATGCTTCTTCGTGTGAAAAACTAAAGCAAATAATCGGTGCGGATGAATCTTCTATGTTCAAAGTGTTTCAGATTTTGCAAAATACGGCAAAAGACAATAGAGAAGTAGTTGAAGAAGCTGTAGAGCTTTATAAAAACACTAAGCATTTGCTTAGAACTATAGCATCTATGCATCTATATGTTTATTTAAAGATTACTAATGCTAAATATCTATTAGCTCTAAACGATGCTAGATTTAGATGTTTTAATGCACCAAATAATCTGTTCGAAGCTTATAAAATACTTTCTAAATTTTCAGTAGATGGCTGGTCCATCGGCAAAAGTGGAGTTAGCGTAACGCTAGATTAATATGGCAGATACACCTTCGAAATTATCGCAATCTGGCATTAGCAGAGCCGTAGATAGAGCATTTAATGACGTTTTAATTATATGTGATAACCCAGACGATGGCGCCGAAATTCCTGCAGGTTCTATAGCTTCATTAACAATTCATGAAGATATATTTTCATTATTGCCTATAGTTATATTAACAGTCGTAGATTCTGGCACAAAATTTGATAATAGTAAATCTAAAGAAAGTTTTTATATAGGCAGAAAACTGTATATTCAATACAGACCTAAAGTCGCGTTAGATAAAGATGATAATGTGCCGGCAGCTTATGTTCAGACACGTGTGGTGATTCAAGAAATTACACATCTGCATAATGACAAAGCGCCTTTGCATGCTTATAAACTAACGTGTTGTTTTGACGCATTGCCCGTGATAACTAGAGTATTGCCATATCCTGCTATAGATGAAACTGCTGCTGAATTGCAGATTGTAACTGCTGAAAGTAGTGTTAATGTTATACAATCTGTGTTAGGAGCTGGCGGACTAGCGTGTACAAAAGAAACTCAATCATTTGACTTGATGAAATGGCTAAATACTAGAATGCGAATAAGCCAATTCGTAAACAAAGTATTAGATCATTCTTGGATAGAAAAGGGCGATGCTATGCTAGTGTTTACTAGTTTATTCGGCGAAAGAGATGCTACAGGCAAAAGCGAAAATTTTGATGCTTTAGCGCATTGTACATCGTGTTCGAAATTGTTCGATCAAACCGCAGAGGTTTCATTCATTTCTAGTTCAGCTAAGTTAATGGCAGATCAAAAGAAAACTATCAAGTATACTAAAATCAGTTTAGTCGAAGCTGGAGGTGTTAGCACATTGCTAACTGGCTACACACACGATACTACTGTGTTTAACACTGACTATTTACACACAAGAGATCCATTTACATTTCTGAATAGTGAAGAGTTTAAACCAATCGACAGAAACTTGCTAGCTGATAAAGTTTATGGCGCTAATACAAACGAAGTTAGGGCTACTTTCGACGGCATTCCGAATAAACAATTTGCATCCAATCCTGGCACTGTCGAGTCTTTATATGAATTTACTGCAGGCAAGCATGATGGTGGCATGCACGCTATGGATACTCACGAATATTATGACGTTGCACCTGCACATAATAAATCCGTAATAGCATCGTTCTTTACTACAAAAATAGAACTAACTGTAAATATGGGCGAATTGGATAAAGACATCGTGATGAATGCTAATTTTCTGCCAAGAGTTGGCCAAAAAGTTTCATTAGATTGTTCATCTGATGCAGATCACGCTAACATGGGCTATTCTGGCGATTATATCGTCGGCTCTGTAATGATCAACATACTTAACGAAAAACTACGACCACAACAAGCAGTTGCTACTATTTTGCTAATGGGTTCTGGCAACTATCAAGCTTAATAAATACTACATGGCTGATTTATTACATGACATATTCATCAAACAAGATACATCTATACGTGGTGATATCTTAACAGATAATGATTATCCAGAATTTAATCATCATTGGACTGGCAAAGTGATAGATAATGACGATCCGCTACGAATGGGTCGTGTTAAGATTAAAATTTTTGGTTATTATGACGATATCGCTGAAGATGCAATTCCATGGGCTCTACCAGAATCATCATATGTTGGCTCGAAAAATGGAGCTTTGATCATTCCAGACAATAATAGTATTCTTCGTGGCTATTTCGATAATGGCGATGATCAGAAGCCGATCTATACTGCAGTAGCACCATCAGTGTCAAATTATACTACTTCAAAAACTATTACAGATACATTGCTTAACTATCCAAATCTGATGACACTATTAACAATCGAGAATGGCGGCTATGTCACTGTGAATAAACAAAATGGTGAAGTTACTATACAACATCGTGCTGGAACTAAAATCGTGATCGATTCTACTGGCTCTATTTCTATCACTACATCTAGACTGCCTACTACTGGCAATACTAGCGATGGTAATGTCACTATTAATTTAGATGGTGCTTTCAATTTGAATACTGACCGTGGTGCGATCAACCTCAATGCGAAAATGTCAAACATCAACATATCAGCTTCTAAAGATTCTGCATTGAATCTTGGCGGTGATGCTGTCGATAAAGAAATAAATGGCAAAGTCACTAAATCTAAAAACAAGCAACACGCTAACAATCTGCCAGCTTGTGTAATTACTGGTGCGCCTCACTGTACTAACCCCGCTAATAACGTGTATATTTAATATGGCTATTCCTAAATTCGGCAAAATTTGGGGCCAACAGATGAAAGGCCTAAAATTTAAAGGAAATGCATCAGCTAATCATTTAGCTGTGTGTACAAAAGCATCTGCTGCATTTTCTATATTTTTTCAACAGTTAATCGCTAACTACACATTAGCTTCATTTATGGCTGGCGGCACTGTAGTGATCGGCACTGCATCAACTCCACTAGCAGGCAAAATTGCTGGGTTCAGCCCATTAACAGTGATCCGCCCGCTAACTCCGGCTGAGATAAGCAGTAAATTCAAAGATAAGAGCAAACCATTCTGGGTCAATTTTTATTCGTGTTTTGATGATATATTTAAGACTTCTGTGATAAACATCGACTGTAAAACAGGTGGCTTTCCAACGCCAATGGTCGTACAGATTAGCATGTTGCCTTATGTAGATGCTGCTACAACGTTTTATAATGAATTAAAAGCTAAAAAAATTAACAAGCATAAAGACTTTTTAGACGCCTTAGATAGCGCAGTTGATACTTTATTCAAAACTAAGATTAATAGTGTAGTTAATTATAGCGGTGTTGGCGCAGGCACTTATACAGCTACAGTGACGATAACATTTGCAGTATGACGTCTGATTTGTATAAATAAATAAAAGAAATCGGAGATATTTATGGCTGGTACAAAAACTAATTTGACCCTATTCCAAAGTGGAATAATGGATTATCCTGACCTATTAAAGGACTTCCTATTCCAAGTGATATTCAAGTTCCAAGGTAATGCAATCGGCACTATCGCTAAAAATATGGGAATGGAAGAATATCTGATGCTAAGAGCACGTTCTATTTCTTTGCCTCAGAAGAAAGTAGAAACCATCAATACTCAATATATGGGTGGTAAGCGTAATTATCCTGGGCGTGTAAGTGTAGATGGCACAGTTTCTATTAAATTCGACGAATTTCAAGATTTAGCACTTCAAAAGATTTTCTACGAATGGGGTAACATGATTTATAACCACTCCTTCCCTAACATGCAAGCTGCAAATACAGCATGGAAAGGTGGTGGCGCTATTGGCGATTACTTAAGCATGTATACCGCTACCATAGAAATCAAATTGTATGATTCAAGCTTAGCTAATCAGCTAAGATATACTTGGGAACTTTATGATTGCTTCCCAAC